AGTATCATTTGTTTTATATTACCTATTTTACTACCGAAGCTTTTAGTCTTCATAGTGGGCGTAAGTAGGTTAGCAAATAATTCTTTATCATTCCACGAGAAATTGTTATATTTCTTCTTTAAGAACGTACAATTAAGACCATTATTCCCCTTAGCGGCGAAGTAGCCACAATAGTCACGTATGTCGTCGAAATCAAAACCACTATTATCTTTAATTTCAGTATATAGCCTATCGACATAGCATGTCTTAAATTTAGCTGTTATATCATCGCCCGCATTTATTATACGACTATCCTTAAGATCATCTTTTGAACATACTTTATGTAGAGCAGTTGACAGTGTACCGTATGCAACCAGTGTTGTCATTAAGCTTGTGAAACCATGTCCAGTTGATAGACCTTTCGTCACTTCGTATATTATACCAGACTCAGGAACCACAAATCTTCTGTATATAATCGAAGATAAGATATAAATAAATAGTTTATCGAGTTTCTCACATGGATCAAAGCAGCATCTAATCAATGCAATTGCAGTTACTGCATGCACTTCTTGAACACTCCCATCATGTTGCGTAACATCCGGATTAACATTAATTTCATCTAATTCACACGCCATTGTCTCTAAAAACTTAATATAATTACGGCCACCATTAATACGACCACCGTAATTAAAACCCTCATTACGTTTCTGAAGATTTTCATTAACTTGTTTAATTACTGACTGTGAAATTAATGTTGGTATATCTTCAGGATTATTAATTCCTCGTGTCTTAAATTGCTTATTTGCATCACCAGTATTAACTCTTTTCTCTCTACCGCCAATTGACGTTAAAGATTTATCAAATGTATAATCACTTTCGCTCATAATTTCCTCTGCATAATACTTTGCAGCCTCCTTTGTGAACTCAGTACTTATTTTACGTTTTGCTGAAACCATTCTACTAGTTAGATGTCCAGATTTAGCTTTCGGATTAATTGGAAGACCAAGTATACTATCAGTTGTGTATTTACCCAACTTTGGTAATACTAAATCAATACCTGCACGGCTGAAATATCCATTAACTAGGTCAAAATAACTATAAATTTTCCTGTTATTATCACTACACATGTTAACAATATTACGTCTAGCATATCTCCAATCACCACTAAAAATCTGTGTTTCTTTGTCAGTAAATTCACATAACATATCATTCTCGTTAATTTGCATATATTCAAATACGACAGAATCCTTTTCGTAATCCCTGTTACGGATCTTATATGGTCGTCTATCACGCATATCGTCACGAATTACACCGACAGGCCTCGAGAACTGATTTATGGGTAGTGGTAATCCCACATCTTCATAATGACTACCAGCTCTTACATTATTCATAAGGGTCTTGAGATTTGTACGTCTATGATTAAATGTCGTTTCGTTATTAATAAACTCATCGCCAATGGTTTCAAATTTTGATATTTTAACATGTTTTAATCTTCCCATAATATTGAATCTGTTAACAGTCTTATTACGTACCTGTTCACGTCTATTATCGTTGATTGTTGATAACGTGTAATCCATCAATTTGTTACCGGTATTATTAATACCTAGTTTAGCGTCAAAACGTGAGTCACTCCAATTAGTTTGCTTATACTTATGTTTATGTGTTTCCCATAAGTCAATGAAGTTCCATACACGTTTCTCAAGTTCTTCTTTGTCACTAACGAAATCTAGGACAGGGATGGAACTTACTTTACAATTTCATACAATTCATCGTAGTTAATTTCTTTAGTTTTGTATTTAGTAAACAAATCACGTTTAAATTTATCAAGCTCAATCCGTAGTGCTTTCTTTCTTTCTTTACTACTCAAAGAAATATGCTTTTCAACCAAATTATACGGTAATGATTGAGTGGAGATCTTGTTAATGAGTAATACTGGATTAGCACGAAAATAATCTTCGTCGAACTCATTTTCTTTAATGTCGATTTGCTCTAACTGCTTTTCAATTGTAAGTTGTAATTCCTCACGCTCTTGCTTAAATCTAATTTTCCTTTTCTTGAATTCAATTAGTATACTGCGATATTCGCGATTCCAAGAATCTTGAAGTGATACGTCCTCAATTAACCAACTAGGCGCCTCTGAGTAAGTTGCAAATTCTGTATTCACGCGCTTAGACCAACGTTGTATAGCAGTATTTGTATTAATGAGTATCTTCAATTCACCATAATGTTCTATATTACTATCCTTATACTCGTCAATA